GGCCGCCCTTTTTCATACCCTTTTTCTTCATTGCCATTTTAACCTCCTGTGAAAAACGTGTTGTATGGCACGAACTTGATCGATGATGAGTCTGTGTCCTCGCCTGCCGCAAGCTCAAACTGAAACTCATACTCTTGTTTAAGCGGTGCCACACGGGCCGCCACTTCGGGCTTTTTCATCGCAATGTAGTAAGCAAGCCCAGACGCCAGACAAGGAACAAATCTTGGTGGCATATCTGCCGTTGTTCCAATACCGGACGAAACTCCGTCTATTCCCTTTAACCTGTAGTAGAAAAGGGTGTATGTACTCAAATCAGGAACAGGCCACAGAGTGACGTTCACTTGTGTGGCCTGACGATCTACAAAAATTTGGTTAGGGCGTCCCTGAGTATTTTTTGAGCTTTGTTTAGCATATGTCGAAACGCTGATACGACTGACATTAGTATCGACTTGAGACGTTCCAGTGCCGGTTCTAATTTGATGCTCAATGAGATCAATCGTGTCCGTAGGGAGCGTGTAAGTTGCCGTCCCTGCTGTAAGAGCCTGTGTGCCTTCTTCGATAGTCCAGAGATTAAGTCCACGGTTCTGCCACTCCAATGTTAACAGGTTGAGGCTTCTTCGGGCTGTCTTGAGATCATATCCCGTGGTCATTTGAAGACCGGCCCTCTCAAAAGCCTCTTCAAATATTTCAGGAAGATCAGGCGTCACTACTGCCATTAGGTGCTTCTCCTGTGCGCTCTGGTCTTAGCGGCAATCTTTTTGGGCTGCCTTGAGAATTGCTTCCCCGCTTTCTTAGCTTTCCGCTTTGCCCTAGTCGTTGCCGCATACTCCTTCGACGAAAGTGACTTGATAGCACTAGCCGGTAAATATCTTTCCCCGGTAGCTTTCGGACCCTGCGTGGACGGCTTGCCACTTTTCGTCCTCCACTTCTGCTTCGTCCAAGCCTTCAGACTTCTCTGTGGTTTCTTCAAAGTCATTTCATTGTCTCGATTTCCTAATCGCCTCTAATGTCTCCCTAAGCGTAGGCGGCTTCTTCTCATTCGGCTTATACTTGCATTGTATCTCTCTTGGCGAATACTCCGAGGGGTCCATCCATACGCTGTCAACAGTGTTATTCGGACCAGCATATATGCAAACACGCTTGTCGTCTATGATGTCGCACCCCTTGAGACGACACATGACATACTCTGGGTAAGTCTCTGCATTTGCACTATGTGATTTGAGAAGCAATACAAACGATGTGAGAACGGCCATGCCCGCCCCTATCATAATGGCCCAAGCAACAATTTCTACAAACTTACGACGCCGCTCTCTTTGTGCATACAAAGTTTCCTGCCTGCGTTTGCGAATCTGGCCCTCCATCTTGACCAATTCGTCCCACTTGGACTTACCCAAAGTAAGGCTAATCCATTGTTTTAGCTCATATCTTTGCTGTTCAGCTTTCTGCTTATTGGCAAACGCAGTGATAGCCTCCTGCTCGACCGATTGGCCGCTAAACAGTTTTTTGAATATAGGGGGGTTTTTGGCCTCTTTTTCGGCCTGATCCAAGTCAGATAAAGCGCCCATCCACCTTGAGAGGTCGCTTGCCATAGATTCAATATCTTTGCCGATGGCAAAGCCCTTTTTCAGAGCGCCAAAGGCCGCTGATGCTGTGGCCATTGCAGATATTGGGTCCATCAGTATACCTTTGTGTTCTTGTCAACCATCTTAGGAAGACAATATGACGTTATGTTTTCTCCCTGTTTGTGCAGTCTTTGAGCGAAGTAAATACACTCATTTACATCCGCGAAGTACATATCATTGCTAACGAGCCTTCTATCCTCCCCAGCGCCCAAAAAAACGAAGAGGAGAAAGGCATGTTGCATTGCTAACTCTTGTAACCTCCCCCTGCTTTTTTGTAGGCAGATGCTAACATCTGAGCCTTTCTGGCTGACCATTGACCGGGAGCGCCGCCCTTTCCACCAGCTTTGATCCTGTTAAAGATCCGCTTACGCAGGCCCGGTTTGGTGTAGTTGCCAGACTCGTTGACTCTCGATTTTGTTTTGCCACCCTTGCTAAACTTCAATGTCTTCAAAGTTTTTGCTTGTTTGGCATGTAGCTTTGAGGCCTTCTTTAGCCCCTTCACCACATCATCTACTTTCTTCTTCGCAATGCCGCCATGATTCATGGCTATAGGCTTTTTCTTTTTACAGAGCATCTTTGCCGCTCTCATCAGAACCTCCTACGCTCTTCTGTTTGTCTTGCCTGCGGTTCTTGTCCGCTTGAAAGACCTGTTCTTAGAAGCAGAGACAACCTTCAGATTAGATCTCCTGTTGTCCCTAGGGTTTCCGTTCCTATGGGCGACATCCTTGCCATCACCCTTTCTTACCCTCCCAGCAGCCGCCATCTTGCGCCTTGCCGTATTCCTGCCAGCCCTAGCCTTCTTCTGGCTTGTAGCGGACTGATAGTTCTTATACTCAGACCTGTAGTTGCGCTTACCGCTGGATGCCACGGGTCTTACCCCTTGTTGCCACGCCATCAATAGAACGTGTACGTTTAGACATAAAAATCTTGCCGCCACCTGCCATCCTGTCAGCGCCGGGCATCATGTTGGCCTGCATGCCGGACGCCATGTTAGCCTTAGAGGCCTTTTTGGCCTCTAGCTTTTCTCGTTTTTTCTTCTGCTCTCTTGCCGCAAGGCCAGATAAACCCGCAACAGGTCCTAAAGCACTAAGCGCATCGGATATTGGACCCCTTCCTTTGGCAACACTGTAAATAGGAGAGAGGGTCTGTAGAAAGCCGCCTACATTCTTCTTTTTCATCCTATTCCCCTTTAGTTGCTGTTGCATGGAAGCTCGCGATATTGCCATCGTAGCTCCTTCCCGTGAACTCTTCCCACATTGGTTTCAACATGCTGTGTAGCTCATCAATCTTCTGACTGTTGTCATCGATCTTTACGGACATAACAGCAACGCTCTTGTCCACGCCTATCAGCGTAGAGGATATCCATGTAACGCCAGTGGCGCACATGCCCACAACGGATACGAACAAAGTTCCGGCTATGAATTTAGAACTCAACATTTCCATCTCTTCCTAGCCTGACGAAGCCTGCTGTTCGGATTCTTTGCAGCCTCCGGGAACTTTTTCATTTGCCCAGCAGAACGGGCGCAGAAAGACTTTCTACGCTTCGCTGCTTTACTGCCGGGTTTTACCTTGCCTGTAACCGCTGTCTTCAGCTTGCTACCGGGATTTTTGCGCCTGTAAGCCGCAACGCCAGCCTTTGTCATGCCAGCGCCGGACTTTGTAGGACGGAAGTTCTTCTTGTTTCTGGGGGGCATCTTGGCCTTACGCTCTGCCATGATAACCCCTACGAGAGAAACACCGTCACGCTAGAGCAGTTAGTCAGATCCAGATAAACATCAGATTCAAACAATATTCCGTTATCAGGAATATTCACCGAGAAGGTGCTAGATGTGCCAAAGGCAACATCTAACTTTGTCGTCCCGCTGGAACCCCCGTCTTTGAGAACGACTTGAGGGCTGCCTGAACCGGCTGTCTTTACTGAAATCTGACGCACACGAACCCTGCCATCGTACACCGTAGCGTCCGCTGTCTTGGTTACCGCGAATACATCAGACATCGCCATTACAGCCTCCTGTTTTAGCTGTCAGCGAAGGGTGTTGCCGCGCTGCCCGATCCTACAAGAACGCCTTGCACAAGATACACGTTGTCTTTTACAGCCGTAACTTCAACGTAAGATCCCTTGTCCCCACCAGTTGTGGTTCCATTCATCGAAATTACGTCGTTGGTTGCGCCCGGCACAAAGGTAGAGGAAGCGTTGCTGTCGCCCATTACCTCTAGAGACCCGACAAACTTGTCTGTTCCATCTGTCTTAATGTCACAGTCAGAGCAGTCAGTTTCGATGTAGAAACGATAAACTGCACCAAAATGGTTGTTCACTGTCGGATCATCATCGCCAGCACTAGCTCCCTTGGAGCCTGAAGCAATGGTTGGAAGAGTGATGGCACCGTCAGCATCGTTGACGGTAATCAGTCGCCCAGCATGATCTGCAAAGGTGAGGGTTGTCTCTGCGGTAATATCAATTACCGAGTCCGGTCCTGCGGTTACAAAACCACGGCGAGAGCGTACCGGACCTGAAAAGGTCGTATTAGCCATGAGGAACTCCTTGTCTTGGCCAGTGTCAGCTAAATGCTGTCAAGGTTCCTAATTACTATACACAAAAAAGGGCGGTGTGAAACCGCCCTTCTTATTTTTCTTGCATAGAAAGTTACAGGTAACTTCCCGAAGACTGAATCAGCCTCCGCGAGAACCGTACATTCCAAGCGGATCGGAGACACCGAAGCTGTAACGCTCACGAGCCTTGTACCGTACATTGCCGGTGTCAAAGTCGCCGTCCATGGAGGTTGCCATAGGCGTCCTGACAAAGTGCTTCATTCCGTTAGGAACGTCGGTTGTCAGGAAGAACGCATCGGTATCTGTCAAATAGTGATTGACACGATACCCCTCTGGAATCGACCCGTTGTTACGGATCGCGTTCAGATCGTTATCGGCAGTGCCAGTGCGAAGATCTGTTTCCAGTATGCGAGTTGCCACAAACATCAACGCTGGCGGGACAATCAGCTTACGAGGACGCGCTGCAATCAGAAGGCCACGCTCATCTACATAAGCTGCGATCTTGATTACTGCGTCTTCCAGTGATGTCTCGTTCAGATCAACATCTGTTGACGGACGGTTTGCGTTAGTTCCACCAGCCACTGTCGGGTGAGACGCATTAAACAGGGTGACACCATCTCCAGATTGGAACGTGGTGAAACCATTGTTTAACAGGGCCGCAGCCTTGACCTGCTTGGTGTAAGCCATGGCCCGTGCAAGAGCCTTGGTGTAACGAGCCGAAAGAGCATCGTAGAGGTTGTCTTCCATAGCTTCTTCGGTCACCGAGAATCCCATCGCAACCGTTTCGTGGTTGTAACGAGCAGTGAACGATTCCTGTGCGGAATCGAAGGTAATGGCAGAACCCTCTGGCTTAACCGGCGCTGCGGCGAAACCAGATAATTTTACCTCTTCCTCAAAGCTACGCTCTGAGTTCTCCGTTTCGTAGATCTCGGCATGTTCGTTTTCGTACTTTTCGTACTCAAGACCAAACAGTGCGTTAAGACCGGGGAGTAGCTCCTTCAGGAGTTGTGCGCGTGTAATAGCCATTTTCTACTCCTTATGACGAGCCAGTGGTTGATGAATGCTGATGGTAATTGAACTTACACACCAGAATCGGGAAAGACGTACCCTTTTCGTCACCCTGATCACCGCCCAGATAATCAATAATCCGAATTGGATTCTGAGCATCTGTGCTGATTTCAGAAATGTCCAACGCAACGCGGCTAACTTTCAGCGAGGTGTTAGGAGCAGTTTGGACGAGAAGAGTGTTCTTGCCATAGATATCACCAGTGTTAGTCGGCGCACCATCTGCTTGAATGGTGAACAGAACACTCGGATCATCAACAACATACGCCATGATATCGGAAGCAGCAGTGCTTGCCGGATATAGCTGGCTGAACGTCTTTTGATTGGTGTTCGGATCTGTGTACGAACAACCAAGGAAGATACCGACGATATCGATTTCAGTCGAATCATCGCCAGTGGCGGACTGCTTTTCGATTGTGGTTGCGGTTCCACCGTCAACCAGTTGAACAACATCCCCTGTGGCAATTGCTGTGCCATAACCCGAAGCAATCGGGTACTGACGGAAAACCTCAAGAGAGCCGTTATCAAGACGACCAATCGGGCGCAGACCGAAGGGAGCGGCTACTGAAGACATGTGTCTCTCCTTCTAATCAAGCCATTTACAATGGTAAGCGCCCCATACGGGTTACTTACCAAACGAAGTTTTAGTCGTGCGCTCTGGGTTCAGAACGGGCATGCGTGGATCAGACTGACGGAGATAACTATTATCAACAGCATCCTGTTGATCTTGGTTCATCTGTTGATGCGCATCAGTTCGTGAATCAACGTATTCTGTGGAGTTTTCGCAGAGGAGCAAACCCCCAACCTCAACATTACCCTCAAAACGAGAATCGTGATCGGGTATAACTTGTAACTCCGGATGATCTTCTGCCTTAGCCGGTGTCCACCCATTGCGGAACTTAGACGACACATTTTTGTTGTCTGCATCACCCATGAGAGATGTGCGTACCCAGCGGTACTCAACGCCCTCACGAGGCTCTGGATCAGGCAGCATGGTCGGCCTTTGCCACGTTTTCTTGCGCTCTTGCTTGTCTCTTGACTCGTTTGAGCGAGGTGTACGGTTAGACATTAGATGCCTCCTTCATAAGTTGCGCCGCGTATTGCTCTGGTGTTAAACCAAGCCTCTTGGCGAGGGAGACTTGAGTCGAGGTTAGTTGCACTCTGCGTGGTTTTTTTGCACTCCTATTAGCGGGGGCAACCACGTTACCAGTCTGACGGGGCGGTGCTTCCTCAATTTCTACCTCGTCAAACTTGTCTGGAAACCTTTTGCGCATAGCCTCATCGACTGCGCTATAATACTCTTCTACCCTTTGTGGGTTTGCTGGATCAATACCATTCTTTTTTAGTTTTTCATGAACACCGAAAGCAAATCCAGTCATTTCTTCGTCTTGACCAAACCATTCGTTCTGTGCCGCCCACTGTTTCGTGCGGTCATCAACCTCATATTTTGGCTGCTGTACTGGCTGCGCTTGGGGAACCGGGGTCTCCTGTTCCCTTTTGGCTGGCTTGTAGGATTCTACCTTGAACTTTTCGTTCTGTAGGGCGGTCAATTTTTCCTGAGCTTCGATCAGCTTGTCAGGATCACCTGTTTCATAGGCCTCTTTGTAGGCTGCTTTTGCAGTGTTAATCTGAGCTTCAACGCGGCCCTTCGCCTGCTCAACAAGAGTGGACTCCCCATCTTCTAGGGTTTTCCGCAACTTTTTGTTTTCTTCTTGAACCTTCTGAGCGTAGGCAATGGCCTCTTCACGAACACGCTGGGCCTCTTCTTTTGCCCTACGCTCTTCGTGATACTCATACTTGATCTGTTTGATGCGCTTTTGAACATTCTCTCCATAGTTGGAGATCTCGTCATCCTCGCTCACCTCTGGCTCTTTTTCAGCCTCTTTCTTAGAGCGATTGCGATCTTGTTCTGGAGTGTCATCGACGATATCGATTTCAAACTCTCCAGTATCAACGGTTTCTACCTCGTTCTCTTGAGGCAGGTCATCAAGCTTTTCTGCTGGGTTCGTACTCATGCTCTTGTGTATCCTCTTGGGTCTTCGACAACAGCCTCTACTGTGTCGTCGTTGATCAAACGAAATTCCTGCTTATCAATCTTGAAACGTGTACCTGAATACGATCTGAAGATGACAAAGTCCCCTTCTTTGCAATAAGGGCCATTAGGAAACTTATCTTTGTCCATATACGCA